GTCCTGCAACTTCTCGACTGTATCGAGGTTACTGAACGGGTTATTCTGGATCTCCTTGCTTTGCTCTAAAGGGTTTTCACTACCTTTGAGTTTATCTTGCAACTGGGCGAGTTGTTCTTCAGCGGCCTTACGTTTTGCAGTCAATTCACCGAATCGAGCAACAGCACGGCTACCTAGCTTCTCAGCCAGTTCCTTTAGATCATCCTCAGACATTTCGTCTAAGTCCAACTGTGAAAGAACATCTTGGGACTCAGCTTCCTCAGTGGTTTCGGAAACCTCTTCGTTGGTTTCTTCTGCCTCCTCGGTTACTTGCTCTGTGACCTCTTCTTGAGTTTCCTCCTCTGGTTCAGCACTGGGCTGCTCCTTTGGTGTCATCTCACCGAGTCGTCGCATTGCGAAGTCCGTGACGGATATATTAGTATTTTCCGCTGAACTTGGTTCTGCCTCAGCGATAGCAGGTGTGATTTCATCTGACATAATTATTCCACTCATTTACGCCGAGCGATGGCGATAAGCGGATTATATCACAAAGGTTATATAGACTCCTGAAATCTTTTTTGGAGTAACTCCCAGTCAGCCATCTGTAGGATTTGATCGTAGCTAATGATACGCCCAGATAGCTGTTGAAGCCTCTCCGTAGGTGCTTCGTGCATCTCTTCAATAGTCTCCTCACGGAGTTGATGAATCATCTTAACGAAGCGACCAAACGCCTCATACATCTGTAGGGTCCGAATATCTTGCTGTATATCCATAATTACTTAGTAAACAAACCTACTGTCCGTGGACCTCTACTTTTGACCTGCTTGAACCAATTTGAATCCTTAGCTTCAGCAGCAGCAGTTCTGTAGTCATCGTTATCAAGAGCCGCTTTCATCTTTTTGAACTTCCTTAGCCCTGTTAATCCAAGGTTGAAGCTCATATCTGTGAGAGCCATCTTTACGTTCTCAGGACGCTTATCGAACTTAGGATCAAACTTCCGAGCATCGCTGTATGCTTGAGTTAAACTGTGATTATACAGTGTCTTGATTTCCTTGTCGCTTAGGGGTCTACCACGAAAGATTTCATTGATGTCAATCCCCTTCTGTTTAAGGAACCGCCTGTTAGCTGCATCCTCTAGGTTGAATCCAATGCCTACCGTGCGATTGCCCTCTGAATCCTCGTAGACCTCAGGCTTTACGCCCTCGTTAAGGGCAATCATATCGTAGTAGTTCTTTGAGCGAATATCCTGCGCTCTGCGTTTAGCTTGCTGTGAAGGAGTAAGGTTATCAGCCATATTACATATTCTGGGTTTCGATTCCACCGACAGCGGCAGGATCAGTACCAATGCGACCAATCTGAGCGTTCTGAGCCTGTTGGACTTGGAAGGTGTATTGACCAGCATATTTCTGTAGTCTCGCTTGGAAGGCTTCGTCCTGTTGTAGACGTTGTGCAATGTCCGGCTGCTGTGTGTACTGCTGGATTACTTGAAGCGCAATTTGTGCGCCAGCAGGTCGAGCCGGGACTTCAATGCCCGAATAGATCTTAGCGAGATCGTCTGTAACGTCCTTAACCATTTCTTGCTGTGCTGTTTCAACAGGTTGTAGCACCGCATCAGCCATAACTGGATCGATTTCAGCAGCAGCAATGTCCAGTAAGCTATCGACATTAAGGCGGTTGTTAGCGTTAAGCTGATTGAGCTGAACAAACTGCTGTAGTTTAGATTTAACAGTTTCTGGGTCAGTGTTCTGAACGTCGAAGTTAATGAGGATGTCAAAGTTTTCATCAGGAGTACCTTTGTTGAATTGAATAGGATCAGGAGTTCCAGTTACACGGAAGAAAACTTCGTCCGGTCCAAAGCGTTGGAAACAGCGGTAAGCCATACGGAGAACCTCCGCAGTATGGCTCAAGAACTTATCGACCAAGAACTGCTGACGGATTTGGCTAATCGCTGAACCCTCGTCAAGTCCAACCAGTCGGTCAGCTTGTGAAAGTTGCGTAGTCTCCATTTCTACGGAGCCACTGTTATACGCAGGGGTAGGAGCGAAGTCCAAGTCACCCTTGCGTCGATACGGGATCATACGTCCTGGTCCCCAGTCAGAAGGGGCTTGTCCTACAGGGTGCAAAATCGGAGGTAGTGTCGCTAGGCTGTTTCTGTCTATGCGTGAGTCCCGCTCTACTTTAACTTGATTCTGGATACCCCGTAGGACGGAAGGTATCGTGTTCGTATCATAAAGTCGCTTATTATCCTCAGATAGTTTAGTAACAACTACTGGGTAGTCCTCGTATCCGTTGAGGAGTTCAAACTTAGCGTAACCCTGTGTCTGCTCGTCACCGCTGAACTCACGATGGAATACAGTGCAGTAAATGCCTTCTGAGCCGTCCTCTTGGTCAATAAGTCTCTGATAAGCGTAAGTGATCTCAATGAGTTCCTCAGCCTCGTAAGCGTTGTCAGTTAAGCTGATTGAACGACGACCCTCTTGCTCTCGCTCGATGCTGTCGATATTCACGCCACGGTACTTGTCAATAACGTGTTCAACGAACTCTTCGTTCCAGCCTTCGGTAACGACCCTGTTCTCTAGCTCCTGTGGAGTATAATAGGTACGCCAGAAGCAGTAAGGCGCACGTTGTGGGTCAGTAACGTACGGAGGAAAGAAGAAGTCACCATCGGGTGCTAGGGTCTTTACTTCTGGTGCATTGACTTGGCGACGAACTACAGGGAGTTCTGCTTCACCAGTTTTGCGTAAATCCTTGAGTGCTTTCTTGGCTCGTTTTTCAGTAGTTCCCTCAAAGGTAGAAGTAATTAAAAGAATCAACTGATCGTCCTCTTCGCCGGACTGGATAGCATCCGCTACCTCTGGGCTAATCTGAGCAATTTGCTGGAGATCAAGTGTCTGAAGGAACCTACGATCCTCACGATGCCAGCCAACATAGGTAATCAAGATACCTCGTTCTAGCATATAGTTCGCTCCGAGTTCCATTTCTCGGTAAAAACGTGGGATATATCCGCTGGATACCATCCACTTCAGGAACCCAGAAACTAGCTTACTACGGGCTACATCTGAGCTTTCTACAGGAAATGCACGGACATTTGCTCGCTTGAGAGCGGACATAAAGAGGGAGACAAGTCTCGTTATACGCTCATCAATAACGTGGCATTCAATATCGCTTGCGCCTTCCCAAGGAAATGCATCAGCACCGTGCTTGCGGTGATCCCGGCTCTTACCAGGCCACCAGTTGCGTCGATCATCGTAAGATGTACGGCAGAGATCAAAATACGCTTCTAGCTCAGTTACTGTCTGATCGTAGGCGTATCTAAGGGTCTTTACATCTGGCTCCTCGCTTAGATAAGTAAGGGACTCCGAAATTGAATCATTCTGCATTGTCTTGTGGATTTAGCTTTTCACGGACGCTTTTTATTAAGGTCGTGACGTATGTCTTGGACACGCCAATTCTATCACATAGGTTAAGGGACTGAACGGGTACTGTACTCTCTCCCTTGATGTACCTACAAAGTAATTCCCAGGAGATCAAACGATCAGTCTGCTCCTTGCACCACTCCCTCGATAGAGTAATATCTTTATTTGGTGTATCTATAGGTGACTCCATTTGAATCCTCGATTGCTTCAAAGGTAATTGTCTTACCTACCATCTTGCCTCGACGCTGGGATGGGATAAGGACTGGCACTCGTTTACCAATCTCTTTGTTGTACACATAGTTGTACCTGTTATTCGGGCATTCTGACAAAACAGTTCCCTTGTAGTGCTTAGGTGTAATCTCGTCGATCATCATCGAATTATCAAGGATCTCTTGACCTTCGATACCGATCCAAGTCAACTTACCTCTCCCTGTGACTTGATCCTCTGGGAGCTTCTCTTGGGCTATCTTGAGTGCTTCCTCAAATGGAATATCGTATTTCTCTGCTAGTTGGCTTAATTTAATCTTAGGCATCAATATCTTTCTCCTTTTAGTAGAAATCTGCTGATAGGCTTGTTCCTATCAGTAACCTCCTTGGTTTCGTGTAGTTCTGTGCATATCATTGGACGCAAAATAGTCCGGTCCATATCCTCCGTTCGACATCCGCAGATAGCGAATAACGTCAAAAAAGTCCTTTAGTGCTTCGTCGGATTTACCCTGTGAGTTATAGCTGACGATGCTTTCGATCAAGTTCCCGCAGTCCTCGTGGATGTAGCATCTAGGTCGGTTCGCTTCGTCTATCTCGTAGTTCGGGTTATAGAAGAACCACTCGTCCAAGGCTGTTGCCCCGATCTGCTCCGTTTGACCATCGGAGGCTAAGAAGGACATACCGTCGTCATAGAACTTAGTAAAGAGAGCGACGTTGTTTTCATTCTCCTTGGCAAGGAAACGTGAGTCCCCGATTCGCTCCATTACCTCAATACCGAGATCCTTCTCTATCTCTTTGAAGAGT